CCTACACCCCTGATTCAGGAAACTCATTCTTCAAAGATGCTTACAATGCACAGTTCAAGTCTGACTACGCAGCACAAGAGCGTCTTGTTCGCCATCAGCGCGAAGAAGAAGTTGAGCGCCGCGATGTCGGAACTGCTCAATTTGATGGTCTTGTAATTCCACAATATCTCGTTGATCTCGCAGCTCCATTGGCTCGCGCAGGTCGCCCATTTGCGGATTTTGCAACCAACAAGATGACACTTCCACCAAGTGGAATGACTCTCAATATCTCCCGCATGACAACAGGTTCGTCAACTGCCGTTCAGGTAACACAGAACGATGCAGTAAGCGAAACTGATGTTGATGACACCCTATTGACAATCAATGTTCGCACCATTGCAGGTCAACAGGACATTTCTCGTCAGGCTATTGAGCGCGGAACAGGCATTGACGCATTCGTCGCTGCCGACCTCATCAAGTCATGGCACACAACACTTGATTCACAACTTCTTAATGGATCAGGAAGCGCAGGACAAATTGCAGGTCTTCGTGGAGCAGGCGGAAACGCAATCACCTTCACATCAACTGCACCAACTGTCGGACTCCTTTATCCAAAGTTGGCAGATGCGATTCAGCAAATTCAGACAAACGCATTCGTCAACCCAACTCACTTTGTGATGCACCCACGCCGCTTGGCGTTCTTGCTCGCAGCAGTTGATTCCTCAAACCGCCCACTCGTTGTTCCTGCCGCTAACGGCCCATTCAACGCAACAGGCGTCGGTGCAGGAGTTTCTTCATACGGCAACTCCGGTTATCAGATGATGGGTCTTCCAATCATTACTGATGCAAACATCGGAACAACCTATGGAACAACCACAAACCAAGATGAAATCTATGTTGTCACCGCAGGTGAAAACCACCTATGGGAGCAACCAGGTTCACCATTCACGCTTCGCTATGATGCAACCGGCGCAGGCAACCTAACCCTCAAAACTGTTGTTTATGGTTATGCTGCTTACACCGCAGGTCGCTATCCATTGGCTAACTCCATTATCAGTGGAAGTGGTTTGGCAGCACCAACCTTCTAGTTTGAACTAGAAGTCAAGATTGTGCAGAGGCGGGCAAGGCCCCCCGACTTGTTCGTCTCTGCACTTCCTAACAGTTCGGGGGAACTATGAAAACAGGTCACACAGTTTCAATCGGGTCTTGCGATCCTGGAATGGTCAATGGTGGATTTGCTTATCACCTAATTCAATTAGCTTCAGCACGCTCAAGCAGATTAGGCCCATTCATTCGCATAAAAGGTTCAGGCTTACTTTCTAAACAACGCAATCGAGTTGTCAAGCAATTCTTAGAAATGACGAATTCTGATTGGCTCTTGATGCTTGATTCAGATGAGCAACTTGATGTGCGCACATTTGATATGTTGTGCGAAACTGCACACGATAAAGAACGCCCTGTCGTTGCTGGTCTAGTCTTTGCAGGCTTCGGTGTTCCTGGCAAGCCGTATCCCAAACCTGTGCCAGCGATATTTCAAGATTCACCCAATGGATTTTTACCACTTTATAAATACGACAAGAACTCGGTTTTTGAAATTGATGCCGCAGGCACAGGATGTCTGATGGTTCACCGCAGCGTTCTTGAAGCAATACGAGACAACGCTGATCCGAATCAAGGTAAAGATTGGTGTTGGTTTTGGGATGGCCCTATCAAGGGTGAATGGATTGGCGAAGATTTGCTTTTCTGTCGTCGTATCAAATCTCTTGGCTTTCCAATTTATGTGAACACAGGCGCAATTCTGCCTCACTCAAAATCATATTGGCTAAAAGAAGAACATCACGATTCATGGCGCGACTAAAGCGCAAGGAAACCGCAACCGCAGAGCCGAAACTTGAAAGAGCGACTCCGCCAAAGGTAAGGAAGAGGAAATCTAGTGGCAATCACGAACGGATACGCGACGCTCGCAGAGCTGAAGTCATCACTAGCGATAACCGACACCAGCGATGACGCTTTGCTTGAACTTTCCATCACTGCCACAAGCAGAATGATTGATGATTACTGTGGGCGCTTCTTCTACGCTGACGGAACTGTCGGCACTCCTATCGTTCGCTATTACACCGCGCAAGACCCTTGGAGTTTAGCGGTGGATGATTTTGTCTCCATCTCTGCCATTGCAACTGACGACAACTTCAATCAAACTTGGTCAACTGTCTGGTCAACTTCTGATTTCATGACAGAGCCAATCAATAACCCGCGCCGTGGTTGGCCTTACACAAGGCTTCTTGCCACAGGCGCCTATGTCTGGCCTTATTACTTGCCACAGGCAGTCAAGGTCACAGGCGTTTGGGGATGGTCTGCAATTCCTTCAGAAGTCAACCAAGCCTGTCTGATTCAATCTTCACGGCTCTTTGTTCGCAAGCAATCGCCTTTTGGTATTGCAGGCACTCCTGAACTAGGAACAGTTCGCTTGGCGTCACGACTCGATCCTGATGTTGAGGCTCTCCTTCGCCCAATGAAGCGAAATAACGGGTTGGCAGTATGAACCCAAGCACCGTCAGAGATAGGCTTAAAACGGCTTTGCAGACGATTTCAGGGCTTCGCGCTTATGACTTGATTCCCGATACCGTCGTGCCACCTGCGGCGGTTGTAGGGCAATTAGATTTCACATTCGACATTGACAATGCTCGTGGTTTAGACCAGGCGCAAGTTGATGTCCTTGTGATTGTGCAACGCTTTTCAGAAAGAACAGGTCAAGACAAGTTGGATGCCTACCTTGCAGGGTCGGGCGCTAGCTCTATCAAGGCCGCAATAGAAGCGGATCGCACTTTGTCGGGAGCAGTGAACACCTTGCGAGTGACCGGAGCCGAAGCAGGCACCTATGACTCACAAGGCGTCACATTTCTCTCGTATAGATACAGACTGACGCTGTGGGGATAGGAGACTCATGAGTTACAAAGTCATCTCAGACCGCGTGGTCTGTGGAAAGAAACAAGGTGAGATTCTTACCTTGAAAGAACTAGAAGATGCAGGCACCAACATTGACGCTCTCATTGTCGGCGGCCACATTGAAGCAACACAACCAACAATCAAACCAGCACAAGAAGGAGCCAAAAAATAATGGCACGCATCGTTCTCACGAATGCCTATGTCACTGTCAACTCTGTTGATGTCAGCGATCATGTGGCATCTGTAACCCTCAACTCATCCATTGATGTTGTTGAGACAACCGCGTTCTCTACAACCGCAGCTCGCACCCGTATCGGCGGTCTTGCAGACAACTCAATCACTCTTGAATTTCACCAAGATTATGCTTCGGGTTCTATTGAAGCAACAATCTATCCGCTACTTGGCACCACAACTTCAGTTGTAGTCAAGCCAAATGGCTCAACAACATCGGCAAGCAATCCTTCCTACACTGCAACTGTTTTGGTTTCCGAATGGACACCACTCAACGGCGCGGTAGGCGAATTGGCAACTGCGTCTGTGACTTGGCCTGTTAGCGGAGCAATTACGAAGGCAACTGCATAGTGGCAAGACTTGTTCTCACTAATGCCTATGTGACATTCGCATCAACCGACTTATCGGATCACATTGCGAGCGTCTCCTTGAATACCACTTACGACATCGTTGAAACAACGGCGTTTGGGGATACGGCAAAAAAGAGAGTTGCAGGTTTGGCAGATAACTCAGTGAGTTTTGAGTTTCATCAAGACTACGCTTCAGGCTCGGTTGAATCTACGATTTACCCGTTGCTTGGAACTGCTATCACTTGCGAAGTCAGACCCGTGAACACAACCGTCAGTGCAACGAATCCAAAATACACATTCTCAGTTCTTATCTCTGAATGGACACCGCTCAATGGTGCCGTGGGAGAATTAGCAACTGCAAGTGTGACTTGGCCGATTTCCGGTGCAATAACAAAAGCAACATCATAAAAACCCTAGGGGGAAAAGATGGATGGACTAAAAATCCGCGTAAAGACTAATGATGGAATGGATGCAACATATTCGTTGCGCCCAAGAATCATTGTCGAGTTTGAACAAAAATATAATAAGGGCTTGGCAAAATTGATTGCAGAAGAGCAGAAACTAGAACACATCTATTTCCTTGCCTGGTCTGCAATGAAGCACAATGGTCGTGTCGTCAAGCCTTTTGGCTCCGATTTCCTTGACACTCTTGAGGAAGTCTCGTTGGTAACCGACCCTTCTTCCGAATCCACAGAGACAGTCTGACTTATTCAATAGCAGCTCTCTCTGTGGAGACGGGTATCTCGCCGGTGGCTTTAGTTGACGCACCCGATGGGATTTTGGAAGCAATGTTTGTTTATACGAAAGAACGAGCGAAGGCGCGGAATAAATAATGGAATCACCGAACTACAAGATTCAGGTTTCGGGTTACAACAATTCTGTCCGCGCCATCGAACGCTTAGCGCCTGACTTAAAGAAGGCTCTTGACAAAGAAGTGCGTGGAATTTTGAGCACTATTGTCAATCAAGCACGCGATCACATTCCTTACGATGTCCACCCTTCAGGATGGATGCGTGAGAATAAGAACGCAGGACTTATCGGCCCGCTTCAACAAGGTCAAGGTCGTGGTTCATTTGTGCGCTTTGATAGCGCCAAAGCCAAGGCAGGAATTACATCAACATCACCTTCAAACAAATCAACTGCGTCAGGATTTCGCAATTCTTATGGCGTGATTCAACGCGACGCCGCAGGCGCTATCTTTGAAACTGCTGGTCGCGGTAGCAAAGCAAGTCGCGCTCGCACTCGTGCTTCAAGGTCAACAAATCCAAACGCATCACAGGATTTCATTCAGACGGTTGAAAAGTATTA